AGTACCGTTGTCAGTAACGGTACCGCGTATAACACTTTCCAGGTCGTACTTCACTTCCGGGCCAATTATGGCGTAGTAAGCTTTGTTGACTGTACGAGTATCGATCTTGGTAGAACCAGTTACGATAGAAGTACTCTTCTGAGCACGGTTACGAACGAGCTTCTTGACCGCAGCGCGGATCAAGTCATAGCTGACTCGTGAGTCGTCGTCGTCAGTACCAGCGACAGTAGTCGTGTCATCACCGGTAGTTGTGACAGAAGTTGCAGTACCTACGTACATAACGTTGGTGGTAGACAGCATGTCCAACTGGATCAGATCTTCTGCACGACGATTAGCCAGGAGGCCAAGCTCTTCGCGGTAGTGAACCTGAACCATGTCTTCAGCAAACATCTCGACTTCGTCGGTGTAGTCAATCATTTCACCATAACGAGCGAAATTGGTCGACAACGTGACTTTCTTGATGGTCTGCTTGTTGACTGCACCAGCGCCTTCGGCGAGAGCTGCGTCATTGGCCAGGCCGTTAGAAACGTCAAGGATGCTCCGAGAGCTCATGAAACCTTTTGTTGCAAATTCAGGATCGACACCATCTTCAAAATCAAAGATGTGCAGCCATTTACTGACTTTATAAGTTGTACCCATTTTCATAGGCATAGATCTACGATCAGCGAACTGTGCGTACACAGCAACAGCATTAGCGGCTTTTACGCCTGCTTTGTCGTAGTAGTGGATTACAGTGTTTTGACCGTGGGTCGAATCACCGGTGGCACGGTTAGTAGTGCCATATACATTATCAACCATAGCTGGTTACCTCATCGAAGTTTACGAGTTAGCATGTATTTGTTTATACCATGCTTCAAAGTCATCATCGTTATCGTCTAAATAGTCGATAACACCTTTGCGGTCAGCTCGTGCGCCTGTTGACGCTGCTGCACGCTTCCTGCTGGCTTCTGATGATGCCTTGTCAAACTTCGAATCTGCACCTTGTGCGTCTGCATTTAACTCATTAACTTTGTCCTGACCCTCTTTCGCTTTAGCGTCGGCCTGGTGTTTCTGAGCAAATTGACTGCCTGCAAGTATGTAGTATTCTATGTCCGATTTGGAATTTCCATCGAGCACTTTCATTTTCATTGCTATTGGAGCGACTTGGTCATACAAGCCACTCACAATGTCGTTATGCAGTCCTTCAATCATTTGAGGGTTTGCTGCAATAGTTTGTCGAGAAGCTCCATCCCACTGCTCGTCAATGACGTTTGTAGTGATTTTGAACTCTTCGTCTCCGCCTATCTTACTGGTAATTTCTTCAATTGCCAGTGCTGTATCATTTTTTCCGTAGTTACCTGGAACATACGCACCTGAATTTTCTTCATCTGCAGTTAAATCATACGCATCAATTTGGTTTTGTTCCAGTAATTTTTTAATAGCACCCTTATCGCCCTTCAGCGCATCAATGGCTACATTGAGTTGGTCGTGGCTTATACCTTCGGATTCCAGAGCAGAGATCATCTTCCGGAAGGGAGCAATTTTCTGCATCTTCTGGGTGTAATCCATAGCCTTGCCAAATACTGTTTCGAACTGCTCGTTTATTTCCTCCTGGCTGAATTCGAAGTCTTGACCGTTGGCACGGAACTTTTTACCTATAAATTCCTCAACTGCTTCGGTTGCGGCTTTTTGACCTTCTTCCGTAGTATCATCTTCATCATCAGCTGATTCGTCGCCACTATTTTGTGCACCAACAGTCTTGGCATTTTCAGTTGTGGTACCTTCACTTACGACTTCTTCATCGGCAGTATCCTGTTCTTGTGTGGGTTCGGGGTCCTGGTCCAGAACTTCGTCGGAAGGTATGTCAGTACGTTGTGGTAAGTCTTCTGGAGCTACACCTTCGGCTTGACGGATTTCACGAAGAGCATCGATTGGATCGACGTCATTCGCCATGATATCTTCTTCTGTGAGTTCTGGACCGGCCATCTTAGTTCATCCCTTGTGTTTGGGCTTCTTCAGCAGCAGCCGCAAGCTCAGCTTCTTCTTCATCAGACAGAATCGGATCTTTCGCAGCTTCGTACTGATTTTCAATCAAACGAAGAAAAAATTGTAGGTTTGATGCAGCCACCAGATCTTCCATAACACCAGGGCGTTTGCCTTCTGCCTGGATCTGGGGAACACCCAGGAGAGACACCGAAGCTAGAACTTTTTCCTTCAGGTAACCGTTGGTGATGATTTTCTTGAAGTCTCCGTTACGTTGGAGACGTTTTAGTGCTTCTCCCATTTCGATTGCATGGTCAAAGTTTGCAGTCAGTAATTCGATATTTTCTTGCTCTGGATTGCTCATTTAGAGTTCCTGTAGTAGGTTAGTAAAGTAAAGCGGTCTAAATCATATAGTAAAATAAACCGCCGGGTCAATCATTAGTTTGTAGTAGCGGCAGGTTTTTCTTTCGCAACTGCAAATTTGGTGAAGTTATCCATCTCTTTTCCTGCCAGGTTGGCATCTGTCTTCAATTTTTCCTTATCCATATCTTCGTTATGCTTAGTACCGTCAGCGATACGAGCGAAGTCCAGATCTTGAAGGTCTGCTTGTCCCAGGAGCTGACGAGTTCTGGCTTGATTGAGCTCAGCCATAGTCTGCTTGTTTATCATGTCGACTTCATTTTCCCTTGCACGAGAATGGCGTTCCATGATTTCAACTTCTTTCATCTTTATTTCAAGCTCTTTCATTTGCTGGACAAACGGATCAGGTTGAGGTTCAAACTCTTCCAGCGACTTGGCCAGGTCGGGCATTCTCTTTAACTTGGCTATTTGCCCCATGAGCATCTGCTGCATCTTCGGATCCATGTTTTGGCCTAGAGTTTGTAGCAGAAACGCCAAATCGTTGGACTTAGCGGAGTTGTCTTCACTGGTGGACACTTGGATTTCTATATCGATCGATCCATCCAAGTCATCACGCTTTACTGGTATGAACTCCTCGTTACTTATCCGGATGACTTCTTCTTCGGCCAGGAACTCACTGTTGTAGGACATCCACTTACGCATCAACGGTTTGATCAAGTTTTCCGCAATATTGCGAACGATATCTAATCTACGGGTAGACACTGCGTCCAGTACACCGCTGGCAGCACGGGCTGTGGATCCCAAGCTTGCGCCTTGGATTCCGCCTGTAAACGCTTTGACGCCGAGCATAGATTCGGTTTCGTTATTGATCAACTCCAGCATACCGAATACGCTCTGGGGAATCTGGTTATACCCACCTTCGTAGAAGTCAGCCTGGCTACCATTAAACTCGAAGTTCTTACCGTTGAGGAAGCGTTTCTTGTTGATAGGGTCCAGAGAATTAACTCGCATGCCCTTCTGGGCATTGTTCGAGTTTGCCATGTTATCTATGATACCGCGCTTGATGGCAGTAGTGACTTTCTGGTTATCCCCTACAAGTTCAGCATTGGCCTCACCGTAGATTTTGAATGGGGTGCTGTTGTTCGCTAGTACCAGGAAGGGAATCTTCTGATCCGGATAAGGATTTGATTCCAGCTGAATGATGATGTCATTTACCCAAGTACAGACTATCGCTTCAGCAATACCATCCCCATCTACGTCATAATTGCCCCAATACTCAAAGACAACAAACTTCTTTCTTGGTTCGTCTTTGAAGGTAAATTCAGTCTCATCTTCTGGATCGTGGTCTTCAGTTCCGTCGAAACCATCTTTCCCAGCTATGTTTCTTGCTACTTTATCTAGATTTTTGTATTTCTTCGTTTGGCGCAGCGTACTCAGGTCTGACTCATATTTATGAATCATGAACTGAGCCTTATCCAGGTCTCCTTCAGAAGTAGGATCAGCGTAGATATCTTCTATACGACAAACCTGAGCATGTGGCTTGTTTTCCAGTACCTTTAGGCGCTTGACCAGTTGGGTATCTACCTGGATAACGTTACCTTGCAAATCTAATCCGTAGACAGGAACTTCTTCCTCTACGATTTCGTCTTTGTACTTCCAACTGGTTTTGACAACTACTGTGCCTTCTTGGTAGTTGAGCTTTATGACGTCAGTCATGAACTTGTAGCGATTGAACTGCCGACAGAACTGCTGATTCAAAACTAATTGATTTTGCTCTGCAGCTTTACGGTCTTCGAAGGTTACAGGGCTGGTTTTGACAATATCCTCGTCAGCTACAAATGGGTCCTTTACAGAAGCATGCTGCCATTCGTCCTGACGCTTTATATCTCGAGATACGATCTCTGATTTGCCAGGTTGCTCATTGCCGTACTTGGCTCCGTTATAGTGATCTCTCCAAGTTTCAACCTTGCCAACCATTTCCAGTCGGAGGCTGTCTGCGGATTTCATGTCCTCTTTCAGGTCACTCAGGATCTTGCTTTTAGAGGGTTTTTTGCGCTGTTCGTCAACAGAAGCTAACGGAATAGCATCATCTTGGACATCAGTTTGCGGCATTTATTTTTGGTTCCTGTGGTATTTCATTTTGAACCACCAGTTAAACGCCGCTGTGGCGAATACTCCGATTATACCCACTATTGCAGCTACAATGCCCCATTCGTCAACGTTTAACCCTAGAAAAACGGCTG